GACGCCATGCCTCTGCATCATACGTGGCAGTGGGCGCGGGCGCGGGCGCGGGCGCGGGCGCGGGCGCGGGCGCGGGCGCGGGCGCGGGTGTGACTTGTTCTTTTCGCCATGCGTCTGCTTCGTTCCGGCCAAAATTGTTGTCATACGCATGCTGTATGCCCTTAATCCCAAGAGCCTTAATCATGGCCCGAACCGACGATACGTCATTACTGGCCGTCGCGTAGCCTTTGACGTGGACACGCGCGTCGCGCACTTTGGTTACGCCAAAGTAAGCGTTGACATCACCATTAAACCTTCTAATGGCATCAATCGGGTCCCGCTCGGGCGCCTGCAGAACCAAAGCCAGTAAGGTACTGTAAGCTATGCCTGCCGCTTGATGGGCTTGGCAAAAACTTTGGATGGTAACAAGAGCGGTGTTCGCGGTGTTCGCGGTCGCGGGAGCGGTCGCGGGAGCGGTCGCGGGAGCGGTCGCGGGAGCGGTCGCGGGAGCGGTCGCGGGAGCGGTCGCGGTCGCGGGAGCGGGAGCGGTCGCGGGAGCGGTCGCGGGAGCGGGAGCGGGAGCGGTCGCGGGAGCGTTGCTGTTGGTGGTCATGGTACTTTCCTTTCAATGTGATAGGCGGGTTTGCCTGCCTGGTATATAGCACAAACTGTACCATATCAAGGAACCTAATAGAATCAATATGTTAGACTCTTTGCCATATCTTTCGACTGTCCAATATCCGTCAACTATGTCCATTTGTTGGACACAATTGACGGATATTGGACAGTCGACTATTGACGCACTAGGTTTTGCCTTGTGCAGGACCTGGCGCCCGACCGACCCTCCTCGGCAAATTTTTCACCCTCCGAAACTTTCCCACCACAATCAACTAACCACCTTGACATAGCCCATGCTATGTACTATCGTGAATCTAGGAGGTTGCGAAAATGAAAGTACTGATGAGATTAAGGATCCCCGAAGACGACTCAACGGCAATTGACACGATGGCTAAAACCAGCAGTCGCTCCGAGTATATGAGGAAAGTAATAGACGAATATGTAAGCGACAGGGACAAACTGCTTGAGATGTTCAATGATTTGATTGGTTCCGTTGAAGGAGACAAAACCGAAAATGAAAGAGACTAATATCATGGTGGACCACACCCTGGTCGAGAAGATCAGGAGGATCGCCAGCGCCCTTGGGATGAGCTTCGACGCCCTTGTGCGGATGATTGTTCATCACCATGTCATCACCTCGGACCACGAAGGTTCAAACCATGCCTAGAGTCTTCTCCGCCCCCAACCCGAACTCGATCGTCCATTTGGCGGTCGAGCGGGCTGGCGGCCTGAAAAAACTCGCGGAAGATTTGGGACTGAGCCCGAAAACAATCGGCCAGTGGGTAAAGCTCGACAGGATTCCGGCCAGGCACCTGCTGAAGGTCTGCCACCTGTCGGATACCGAGCCGCTGGCCCTGATCAGTTACATCGAGCGGCGCAAGAAGCCGTGGGTGTTCAAGAGCGCGACCAAGAAAGCGAACACCCTGGACACCCTTGTTCGCCTGCAAAACAATGAGATCACCGAGGGCGCGGTCTTTCTGGAGACCCGCCTGAGCCCCCGCGTCATCCGACAGACCCTGACCTTGTGGGGCAGCCGCCTGGCGCTGCTTCGCGACACCCTGCACAGCACCTTGCCCGATGCCGTCAAGGCAACCCGCCTGGGTATAAGCGGCCGTCAGTTGCGGCGCCTGAAAGCCACGTACCTGCCTGCACCGGATAGGGAGTCGCTGCCTTACCGGGCTGCCCGGAAAGCCGCCAAGGCCCGCTGGAAAGCCTACCGCCACCTTGCCACCCAAGTGGTCAGGGGCGATGTCACGCGCCAGGAAGCCGCCGCCGCCGCCGAAAGGTCGACCCGGCAGATGGACCGCTGGATCGAAAAAGCCCTGCGCGACCAGTTCGGTCTGCTGCTGCGCGAGATTCTGCCCCTGCCCAAGTCGTTCAGGTATGCGCTGGCCGAGGAAATCGAGCACGACCATGCCGAGGTGATCCAGCCCTTGATCGAATACTGGCGGACACAGGGCATGGCGGCAAAAGCGTGGCCCGACCCCGTGGCGGCGTGGGGGCGTATACCGATCAAGCGGTGCCTGATCTGGTTATTGACGGGCGAGGTGTCGATGCAGGCGTTGTGCGATGAGCGCAACACGGACAAAGGACGCTTGATTCCGCTGCTGACAGGTAATTTGGTGTTCCTGGGCGTCAGTTTTGAGCAGGCGGCCTCATGGAGCATTCACCATCAGGAGGCGCTGGCCATGATTTTGAACTCGATGTAGGTCAAAATGCGGTATTTGCCATCAATTTTTGGTTAAAGTAAGGAGATTTAGAGTGCTTTCCCGCGAAAACATGCTTGATTCCATCGAATCAGGGAAAACGCCGCCCGTGGCCGCCCCGTTCCGCCTGGAAAACATGGGCGAGGGCGCTTTGTTGGATTTGAGGGCTCAAATCGACGCTGCGCTGCCCTCCAAATGCCTCAAGGACCTGGATCTGGAGACGGAGTTGGTCATCCAGCTGCAAACCGCCAAGCAGTTGCAGAATGAAGTACTCAATGACGACGGTGTCCCCGCCAACCAAAAGGCGCAGGTGTTGAATGCGTGCGCTTCGTCGATAGAATCCCTGATCCGAATGCAGGAAAAATACCATACAGGGGAGCGCCTGAAGCAAATCGAGACGCATTTGATTGATGTATTGAATCGCCTGCCCTTGGAAACAACAACCCAATTTTTTGAGTGGTACGAACAATATGGCAGTTGATTATTGCAGGATCGAGAGATGGGTTGCCTGGCCATAAGAGTTTGCTGTATAATTGTTCCAAGTGGTTATTACAAGGGAGCACTATAGTGGCGTTGAGCAAGGAACAAGGTGAGGCGGTTTGGTTGAGGAGGTGGGAGGCGTGGAAGGGAAGGGCAGCAAGGAAGCATGCCGGGATATATACCTACCCGTCCCCAGAACGTACCCGGGAGGGCAAGATCCGAGTTCTGTGCGCGACACATGGGGAGTTTTTCCAAGCGCCAAATAAGCACATGATAGGTCGCGGCTGTCCAAAGTGCGTCGGCCGGGGCGTATCGAAGCGGGACCAGCTTGAGGGCCGGTACCCTTCGCACGATTGGTCACATGTCCCTGATGATATCGGTACGCGTGATGTTTTGATGGTACGTTGCGGAGTTCACGGGGAGACGAGGAGCCGTTTTAATCGCTTGATGCAGCGCAGGGAGGGCTTGTCGCCGTGCTCGAAATGCTCGATCGAGGCCCGGGGGTTGAAAAAACGCATCAGCTTCGATACTTTGAAGGCTCGGATTATGGCTGTTCATGGCGACCGTGTCAGCCTCATCTCCTATAGTGGTCTTTCGGCCGATAAGGCTGTGTTCGCGTGCCATACACATGGGGAATTCAGCGCGAAACCTCTCGACGTGTGTAACGGGCACGGTTGCCCTATCTGCGCCCTTGAAGTACGCAAGACGTGGATACGCGCCAATCTGAAGACTACCCCTGAGGATTTTGTCACTAAAGCCCGAGGGGTACATGGGGATACCTATGACTACGACCTCGACACATACACACTGACAACGGAGCGTGTCCGTATTATATGCAAGGAGCATGGGGAGTTTTGGCAGATCGCACGGAATCATACGACCCTTGCGGCGGGTTGCCCACGCTGCGCGATCTCGGTTTCAAAGGGCGAGGATGCGGTCGCGAGCTTTCTCTCTGGTTTGGGCGTCGAGGTCGTGCGGAGGGAGCGGGACATCTTGAACGGACGGGAGTTGGATATCTACCTTCCAGAGCACAGACTCGGCATCGAGTTCAACGGCTTGTATTGGCACGGTGAATTACACAAGGATGCGGACTACCATAGGAATAAGCTACTGCGTGCTCGTGAAGCAGGTATCAGGTTGGTCATGATTTTCGAGGATGAACTCCTTTTTAAGGAAGCACAGGTCAAGGCGCAGTTAGTGAGGCATGTGCGGGGGGTCGATTTGGTTGGAGCGCGTAAGACGCAGATCGTTGAACTGCCTTGGGCCGAGGCGAAAGCATTTTTCGATAAATACCATCTGCAAGGGGCCGGGAAGCCGGCGAAAGTTGCTTACGCCTTAGTCTATAAGGGTGAGGTCGTCTCCGTGATGTCTTTTGGCAGGGAACGGTTTTCCGGGGGTAGCGGTGCGTTCGAGATATACCGCTATTGCAATAAGGATGGGTTGGGGGTGATTGGAGGGTTGCGAAGATTGGTGGGGAGGTTTTTGCGGGACCACAAAGATGTACATAAGATTGTGACTTATGCAGACCTGCGGTGGGGGACCGGGGAGGCTTATGGGAGGGCGGGATTCAGTCCGGTCGGCGAGACGGACCCGGGCTATTTCTGGTGCAAGCGGGATATGAGGTATAGCCGCCAAAGATTTCAGAAGCATAAATTGGAAGCTATGTTGGAAGTATATGATCCGGAGAAGACTGAAGTGGAGAATTGCCACCGGAACGGCTACTGGAGAATTTATGATTGTGGTATGAGTAAGTGGGAGTTGATGGTATGAGTGACGAGTTCAAATTTCACCTGCAACGGCTGAAAGCGGCGACGGTCTCAAAGCTAACACTCGACAATATCCCTGAGTGGATTGTCCAGAACACATACCTGAATGGCCGCCCGTATAGCTTTATGCACCACGAGTACCAGGAGAAGATCCTGCGGGATCAGTCCCAGGAGACGGTGACCCGGAAGTGCTCCCAAGTAGGGTTGTCGGAGAAGATGGCGAGGAAGTCGGTGGCCTTGTGCAGCCTAACGCGAGGATACACTGTCGCTTACACGCTGCCCACGGCGGCATTTGCCGCGACATTCATGCGGACACGGATTGACCCTATCATCCAAAGCAGCCCTTATTTGAGCAGCATGATCCACACCACGACGGATAACGCGGAGGTTAAGCGGTTCGGCGACTCTTACCTGTACCTCAAGGGGTGCCAGTCGGAAAACGCGCCAATCTCCGTCCCCTGTGATCATCTGATACATGATGAAATTGATTTCAGCTCATCGGAAACGATTTCACAGTATCAATCACGCTTGACTCATTCACCCTACAGGCGCAAGGATAAATTATCGACCCCCACACTGCCCAATCGTGGGATCGACTACGAGTTTCAAAGGTCGCGCCGGCACTTCAACAAGGTCAAGTGCAGCCATTGCAATCATTGGTTCATACCCAGTTTTTATGAACATGTCGTGGTGCCGGGGTGGGACGGCCCCTTGAACGAAATCACCAAGGCAAACCTGTTCATGACGCGGTATCGTGAAGCCTATTTGTCCTGCCCATCTTGCGGAGGGGTCCCGGACCTGCGCCCGCAACACCGGGAGTGGGTGTGCGAAAACCCGGGGGAGAGCTACATTGCGGCGGGCTATCAGGTTACGCCGTTCGACTGCGGGTTGATTACGCCTGCTTATCTGGTCGAGGCACAGACACAGTACAAGAAGCTGACGGATTTCGTGAATTTCAACCTTGGGTTGCCTGCGGAGGACAAGGAATCGGTGCTGACCCGCGAGGAACTCGACGCTTGTCTCAAGGCGCCGGGGGAGACCGCCGTGGGGTCCTATGTCATGGGGTTGGACGTCGGCATGGTGTCGTGGTGTGTCGTGGGCCGGGTCGAGGCGGACCAGCACATCACGATCGTGCACGTGGAGCCTGTTCCGGCAGCCCGGTTGCGGGAGCGTTATGGTGAGTTGGTGCGGGTTTTCAGGGTTCGTATGACGGTCATGGATGCCTTGCCTTTTACGGAGACTGTGCTGGCCCTTCAGCACATGTTCCGGAACCTCTTTGCGGCGATCTTCACGCGTTCCAGGAACCTGGAGACATTCACGATCCGGGACCGGGACGAGGAGACGAAGGAGGGTGTGCAGGAGTTGAGGCAGGTCAATATCAACCGGGACAAGGCCATGGACGCGCTGATGGACACGATCCGGTCCGGGGGGATCAGCAAGGTTTCGGATGAGCATGACGAGGCGTGGGTGTCTCATTGCACCGCAATGTCCCGGATCAAGGAGTGGACGCCGGATGCCGAGTTGTCGTATGTGTGGAGGAAGCCCGACTCCGGGGACGACCACCTGTGGTTTGCCACCTTGTATATGCACGTCGCCTCCCAGATCCTGGGGGTATCGAAGCGCACAGGGGTGATGTTGTCCCCAATTCTGGGGACGTTCAAGGTGACCGAGATGTGAGCGCATGCCCCTAGCTTTAGCTATGGGGTGAGCGAATGCTCTTGACAAAGCATTAGAATACACTAAAATCAGTAAATCGCGTTTTAAGGTATTGTAGAGATGATAACCGAATACACCACGATTTCAACTGACGATAAAGATTTGCGCGCTTCATTGTTTATAGCCCACAGCGGAAGGTGTTTTTATTCTGGCAGAGATATAAATTTGCCAGATATGCACGTTGACCACATAAACCCAAGAGCCAATGGCGGGTTGGATCAGATTGCCAATTACGTTCCATGTGTTCAAGAAATAAATCTTGCGAAAAATGATGCGCACGACGGAAGATTCATTGAAGTGGTTTCTGAAATAAACAGGCTTGTCTATGCAAAAAAGGTTGTGTCTGTATATAACGAAAGGCGTTTTAATCCTGACTCAGAAATAACACTTTTTGACTATTTCAATAGCAACAAAAAGCTAAATAAATTATCTGCTGTTGAGAAGGCGGCATTGCGACAAAAGATCAGAAAATCAGGAGTGCAGTCAATATCAAGGGGTGGTCACAAAAATAGAAAGTGGCTGCTTTATCTAAAATGCGATCTGGATGAGTTCATTCAAGCCTGTCAGACATGAAGATGCGCAGTGAGGCGCTTCAGGGCAGGAACCAAACTCGCGAGGGTTTGGAATCCCCCGGCTTTAGCCGTGGGGAGGATGTCAACACTTGACGTAATATCACGGTCGGACTAATATAGCCTCAATCCACGCGGGGGACGCCCCACCATGTTTGAGCGATTCAAGGCATTATTCAGTATCTCCGCTGCCGCCCAGCTTGCCCCGTTGCCTCCTCCCAAGGTGAGGCCGGGGGCTCGGGCGCTGCCTTCTTTCCTCAAGACGGTCAAGGGGAGCAGCACACTACCTCGTGACGATCGCCGCCTCATCAACAAGGACCTGACGGCGTACCGTACCGGGGTGACGACGCGGCAGGTCATGAGGGACATGGTGGCGAGCAGCCCCGACCTGTCGGCGGCGGTGTTCTCCTATTTGCGTTTGGCGCTGACGAACAAGTACCGGGCGGTGACCCGCAACCCTGATGGCAGCGCGAACCCTGAAGCGACGGCCCTGTTGCAGCAGTTGCTGGCCCGGTTCGATACGATGAGCGACCCCACACTGGGGTTCTCGTTGTCGACCTCGCTCCAGTCGATCAGCGAGGCTTGGGGCAGGGAACTGCTGACATACGGAGCATGCAGCGGCGAACTCGTCCTCGACAAGGCTCGCCTGCCGTCCTACATCCAGCCCTTGTCCGTGAGCAATATCGAGTTCAAGCAGGACGGGGTCACGGTCTCGCCCGTGCAGAAAATGTCGGGGGACGAGCGGGACCTGGACGTCCCGACCTTTTTCTACACCGCCCTTGACCAGGATCTCCTCGACCCGTACGCAAGCTCCCCCATGGAGCCGGCCCTGAAGGCCGTGCTGTTCTCCGAGACGTTCATGAATGATCTCCAGCGGATCATGTCCCGCGTGGTGCATCCGCGCCAGCGTGTTTCGATCAATACGGAGAAGTTCCTCGAGAATATCTCGGCCGAGGCCCACCATGATGCGGAGAAATTGGCGGAGGAGCAGAACCGGATCATCACGGACCTCGAGAGCAAGATCAATGGCCTCAAGCCCGAGGACGCCCTGGTTCATTTCGACTTCATTGAGGTGACGGTCGACAACAACGGCAACATCAGCCTGTCGGATGAGTGGAAGATGCTTCAGGATCTGTCCAACGCGAGGCTGGCTTCGGGGAGCAAGACCGGGCCCTTTGTGCTGGGTCACGAAGTTGGGAGTTCCAACGTCGCGTCCACGAGTTCGATGTTGTTCGTCAAGAATGCTACCGTCATCAAGAACAAGATCGACGAGATGTACTCGCGGATGCTGACGCTGGCGTTGCGCCTGTTCGGCCATGACGTGTATGTCGAGTTCCGGTACGCGGACATCGACCTGCGGCCCGAGGCGGAGTTGGCGAGTTTCCGCCAAACGAATCAGGCGATCATCCTTGAGCAGTTGAGCCTGGGCCTGATTTCGGACGATGAGGCGGCGCTTGCCTTGACGGGGCACCTGCCGCCCAAGGGGTACAAGCCCCTCTCCGGCACCATGTTCAAGTCCGCTTCCGCCCAGTCGGCGGGGGGCACGGGACCGAACAACGACGCCAGCACCCCGAGCAATGGCGGCAGCACGTTGAATCAGAAATTGGCGCCGGACACGCCCTCGCAGGGGCGCGGCGGGAACAAGAAGGCAGAGGCCGAGGTGGTGGATATACGTTCGGCCTTGTAGTCATTGTTTTATTGATGGACACATAGTAGAATGCCGCAAAGCATGGGGTGGCTATGACCGTCTATATCTGTGATTCGACCGTTTGCCCGCTGCGCGAGAAGTGCTTCCACACGCACGTCCGGCCGGGGGATGAGGTCCATGTGACGCACTTCCGTCCGCAGGAAGAGTTCTCGGGCCGTTGCCCGCACTACATGGAGCGGACGGCGGATGGCGATTAACCCCCGCATTGCCTACGCCGTCGCCGCCGCGACCGCCATTGCCATCCCTGCGGAGGGGCTGCGGCAGGTCGCCTACCGCGATCCGCCCGGCGTCATTACCGTTTGCTACGGCGAAACGCACAACGTCGATCCGCACAAGGTCTACAGCATCGACGAGTGCAAGGCATTGCTCAGCGCGTCGATGCTCAAGGCGGTTGAGACGGTCGAATACTGCCAGCCCGGACTGCCGGTGCACGTCCTCGCGGCTTTTGGCGATGCCGTCTATAACCTCGGCCCGACGATCGCCTGTGATCCCAAGCGCAGCACGGCTGCGCGACTGCTCAAGGCAGGTCAGTACGCTGATGCCTGTATGCAATTGTCACGCTGGAATAAGGCGCGCATTGCCGGGATAAAGGTCGAGCTTCCGGGCCTGACCAAGCGGCGCAACCGCGAGACGCAGTTGTGCATGCGGGGGTTCGCGTGAACGTCACCGTCTATCTCGGCTGGATCACGCTGCTGCTGGTCGGCGGCGTTCTCGCGGTATCTGCCTACGGCGTGATGGCCGACGCCCTGACGCTCAAGGAATTCCTGGCGCAGTGGATGCCGATCGCCACGCTGATCCTCGGCTACTGGTTCAAGGGGCGGGAGACGCAATGATCGAATCACCTTTGATTGAATCGCGAGCGAGTCATGACTGAGTCAGTGCACATGGCCTGGTCACTCATCAAGGCGTTTTTTCTGGCGCTTGCCGGTCTGCCGGTCACGTTGATCGGCTTCCCACTGGTCGCCCTTGGCCTGCCGTTCCGCAAATCGTCCTCCGAGACCCTTAAGCCGTTCACCCAGTTCCCCGAGCGCGGTCACTGGATGCTCGTCGACCTTCCTGCCTGGCTGAAGCCCTGGAGCAACCCATTCGATGGGTGTCTGGGCGACAAGCGCGGCTGGTGGGCCAACGAGCGGGACGGCAAGCACACGAGTTTCTGGTCCATGTGGCTCTGGATGGCCGTCCGCAACCCGGCGAACTACTGGAGCAGGGTCATTACCGGAGTAGATGTCTCTCGCTGCAAGATCGAGCGGGTCTACGGGAACGCCGACGTGATCGTCGAAGAGCCGGGCATCAGCAACTGGCATGTACTCAAGGCGACTCGGGATGATGGGAAGGCATTCTACCGCTTCTGGCTGGTGTGGGCTTACCCGTTCCGCCCTGACAAGAGCCTGAACATCGATATTGGTTGGAAGTTGAAGCTGGAACACAACGGTACGCCGAAGGATGCGCCGCTCAAAGAGCGGGTCGTCGGCTCCGTGTTCAACCCTGGGCCATGGAAGACGTTGGCATGACTGATTCAGAGCGCATCAACATCGTGGCTCAGATCATTGCCATGGAAAAGCAGATCAGTTATCTGCTGTCCAGTCTCGCAGTGATCAGGCATGTCGTGCAGGAGGAACGGTGAGTGCGCTCAAACTGTTTAGCCTACGCGCTCCGGAAGTGGGTGACCGAGGG